TGACAGGTAGCTGGAACAGAAGCGAGATTAACGATAACTACTACGATTCAAACACTGTTCAGATACTGTACTTTAATTACAAGACGTACATGAACGAGGTGTACAAGATTAAAGAAACAGCTACAGGTGCTGATAAAGTAATACTGCGCGACGACCAGTTTAACCCGCCAGCAGACGCTGAAGGTTTTGCTAAAGCATCGCGCTCACTGGAAGTACTTTACGAAGGTGCAATAGTATTAGGCACAAGCATACTGCTTGAATGGGGTATTGCTGAGAACATGATGCGCCCTAAGAGCGATTACAATAAAGTAAAAATGAATTACAGTATTGTAGCGCCTAGAATGTATAAGGGTCGTATCGAATCTATTGTAAGCCGTTGTACTGGCTTTGCTGATATGGTGCAGCTTACACATTTAAAGATGCAACAAGTGCTATCTAAGATGATGCCTGACGGTGTTTATATGGATGCTGATGGTCTTGCTGAAATTGATTTAGGTAACGGTACAAACTACAACCCACAAGAAGCATTAAACATGTTCTTCCAAACGGGTTCTGTTATTGGTAGGTCATTTACACAAGAGGGCGATATGAATCCTGGTAAAGTGCCTATCCAGCCGTTACAGACAGGCGCAGGCGGCCAAAAGCTACAAACTTTAATCCAGACATATAACTATTACCTGCAGATGATTCGTGACGTTACGGGTCTTAATGAAGCTCGTGATGGTTCATCCCCAGATGCTAGAGCATTGGTTGGCGTACAGAAACTTGCAGCGGCAAATTCAAATACAGCTACACGCCACATACTAGATGCCGGTTTATTCTTAACAGCTGATGTAGCAGAAGGATTGTCACTTAGAATATCTGATATACTAGAGTACAGCCCGTCACGCGATGCGTTTATACAAAAGATTGGCGGATTCAATGTGGCTACATTAGATGAGCTTACTGAATTACACCTTTACGACTTTGGTATTATGCTGGAGTTAGCGCCAGACGATGAAGAGAAAGGAATGTTGGAAAACAATATTCAAACAGCACTGTCTGCAGGATTGATTGACCTTGAGGATGCTATTGATATCCGCGAGGTTAAAAACCTTAAGCTAGCTAACCAGTTGTTGAAACTACGCCGCAAGAAGAAACTTGAGCGTGATCAGATGATGCAACAAGAGAATATTCAAGCGCAGGCACAAGCAAATGCACAGGCACAACAGGTTGCAGCACAAGCCGAGGTACAAAAAGACCAAGCGTTGTTCCAAACAAAAGCACAGCTTGAACAGATGAAGGCACAGCTTGAGCAACAGAAAATGCAAAGCGAAGTTGAGGCGAAGAAAGAGCTTATGGCTTTGGAGTTCCAATACAACATGCAGCTTAAAGGCATTGAGGTTGAAGGTCAGAAAGCTAAAGAGCAACAGAAAGAAGACCGCAAGGACGAAAGAACAAAATTACAAGCAACTCAGCAAAGTGAGTTGATCGATCAAAGAAAAAATGACTCACCACCTAAAAACTTCGAATCCTCTGGAAACGATATACTTGGGGGTGGGTTCGGCTTAGGTACCTTTGAACCTAGGTAATTATAGTAATAACAATTTTATAATATCTTATCATGAGTGAAGAAACTAACCCGGTAGCATCCGTCGATGAAGATGGAACTATTAAATTAGATTTACGACAAAATGCCGTTCAAGAGCAAAGCACAGATGAGGTTCCTGTACGCGACGAACCCGCAGTTAGCGAAGAAGTACCAGCAGAAAACCTCGAGCAGCCAGCTGAAGAACCTACCGGAGAAGAAGCCCCGGTTGAAGAACCAGTAGAGCAACAGCCTGTATTACAGGAGATTACAGAAGAAGAGGTTGAAGAAGCTGCTGAAGAGCTAGCTGATGAAATTGAAGAAGCTGTAGCAGAGCAAGCCGCATCAGGCGTAGAGCTACCCGAAAACATTCAAAAGGTCGTTGACTTTATGAACGAAACAGGTGGCTCACTTGAAGACTACGTCAAGCTTAATACGGATTACGCATCGTTAAATGAAGACCAATTGCTTCGTGAGTACTATGAAGCAGTATATACTTCTTACGACAAAGAGGACATTGACTTTTTATTAAACGATAAGTTTTCTTACGACGAAGACCTTGACGACGAGCGTGAAATACGTTTAAAGAAACTTGAGCGCAAAGAGGCATTAGCGAAAGCAAAGAATCACTTAGACGGTTTAAAGTCTAAGTACTACGATGAAATTAAGATGGGTTCAAAGTTGAATCCGGAACAACAAAAAGCGGTTGAGTTTTTTAACCGTTATAATAAAGAGAGTGAGGAAGCGGCGAAGGTTGCTGAACGACAAACCAGTAGGTTTAAACAAGAAAGTGCGAAAGTGTTTAACGAAAAATTCGAGGGATTCGATTATAACGTTGGAGACAAGAAGTACCGCTTTAAGGTTAACGACGCTGGCCAGGTTAAAGAAACTCAGGGTGACATTAACAACTTTATCAAGAAGTTCTTGAATGAAAAGGGGGAAATGAAAGACGCCAAGGGTTATCATAAATCGCTGTTCACAGCTATGAATGCTGATCAGGTTGCACAACACTTCTACGAGCAAGGCAAAGCCGATGCAGTGAAGGATAGTATGGCACGCACGAAGAACGTTAATATGAATCCGAGAGGGGTTCATGAAGAAGTAACGGCATCTAACGGGTGGAAAATACGCGCGGTTGACAGTGGACAAAGCTCTTCTAGGCTCAAGGTCAAATTTAAGAAATAATAATCCATTTAAAAATTTATACAAATGGCTTTTCCTAATCCGGGTACTGGTGCCCAATTAAATCACCTTACTCCACGTCCTGTTAAAGGATTGTTTGGAGACAATTACTTGTCTGTGGCTGACATGGACTTTACACAACAATTTCTTCCTGAAGTTTACGAAAAGGAAGTAGAGCGCTACGGAAAGCGTACTGTAGGTGGATTCCTACGTATGGTTGGTGCTGAAATGCCAATGGCATCTGACCGCGTTGTATGGTCAGAACAAGGCCGTTTGCACATCGCATACGATAGCGTTAACTCAAATGCTGGTGGTACTGAAATTACTCTTACGGGTCTTCCAACTGGAACTGATACTTCACTTATTGGTGTGGGTCAAACTTTGGTTATCTCTAACGGTACTGTTACTGCAAAAGCACGTGTTGATAGCATGGGTACTTTCACTAGCGGTGCTGGCGATACTTCTACGCAAGTAGTTAACATCAAAGTATACGGTGAAACAAGTGCGGTTCTTCCGTCTGCTCTTCGCAGTGCTTCTGGAACATTGAACATCTTTGTATTCGGTTCTGAGTACGCTAAAGGATCTGGCGATGTAGGTAACTCATTCGACGCTTCTTTCACAACTTTCGAGAACAAGCCTATCATCTTACGTGATAAGTACAACGTTAACGGTTCTGACGTAGCTCAAATCGGTTGGGTTGAAGTTACTACTGAAGCTGGAACTGGCGGTTACTTGTGGTACTTGAAGTCTGAGCACGAAGCTCGTCTACGTTTCGAAGACTACTTGGAAATGAGCATGGTTGAAACTGAAAAAGCAGGTGCAGCGACTATCGCTACAGGTGTTACAGGTTCTGAAGGTATGTTCGAAGCTATCGAGTCTCGTGGTTTGGTTTACAACTCTACTGACTTTGGTGGTGCTAACGGTTTAGGTCAATTCGACGAAATCTTAGCTGAACTTGACAAGCAAGGTGCTATTGAAGAGAACATGTTGTTCTTGGATCGTTCAACTTCTTTAGGTATGGACAACATGCTTGCTGCTCAAAACTCTTACGGAGCTGGTGGTACATCTTACGGTGTATTCAACAACGAAGAAGATATGGCGTTGAACTTAGGATTCTCTGGATTCCGTCGTGGTTCTTACGACTTCTACAAAACTGACTGGAAATACTTGAACGACTCAACTACTCGCGGTTCTATCGGCGATATCGAAGGTGTTCTTGTTCCTGCTGGTACTTCTACTGTATACGATGAGCAATTAGGTACGAACATTTCTCGTCCATTCTTGCACATCCGTTACCGTGCTAACGAAGCAGAAGATCGTCGCATGAAGTCTTGGGTAACTGGTTCAGTTGGTGGTAACTACACTAGCGCAGTTGATGAGATGAATGTACACTTCTTGTCTGAGCGTGCACTTTGTGTACAAGCAGCAAACAACTTCGTATTGTTGAAGTAAGTTTATAACATTGTCCTCGGCTTCGGCCGGGGACTTTATTCTTTTATTTATTTAATCTTATTATATCATGGCAACAGCTAAAAAGCCGGTCGCTAAGAAAGCTCCGGTTCAAAAAGAAACTACAGTAGAGGCACCTCAAGTATCATTTGAAAATACAGAGGTTACTCCTCCGCTGCCAAAAAAACCCACCTGGGAATACAAAGACCGCTTGTACGAATTAACCGGTCGCAGAAAACCTTTAATATTCACACTACCAGCAGTACACTCTGCTAAAAAACCATTACTTTGGTTTGATGAAGAGAAAGGATACCAGCGTGAAATCAGATATGCAACTAACCAACGTTCTTGTTTTGTAGATGAGCAAGAAGGACCGGCTACATTAGGTCGCATCGTATTTAGAAACGGTGTTTTAAATGTACCTAAAGAAAATGTAGTACTGCAACAACTTTTATCTTTGTACCACCCATTTTTAGCAAAAGGTGTTATTGAAGAATACAAGCCTGAAGCATTGGCTGAAAACGAAGTTGGTTGGATTGAATTGGAACTCGACGCAATGAACGCGGCTAAAGCAATGGATGTTGATGAAGCTGAAGCAATCTTGCGCGTAGAATTCGGTTCTAAGGTATCTGAGATGAGTTCTAAGGAGCTTAAAAGAGATTTACTTGTGTTCGCTCGTCGTAACCCTGAATTGTTTATAGAACTAGCTAATGACGAAAACGTACACTTACGTAACATCGGTATTAAAGCAGTTGAGCAAGGGTTGATTGCATTATCACAAGACCAAAGAACATTCAGCTACTCTAACACAGGGCGTAAGCTAATGACGGTGCCATTTGACGAGCACCCATATTCAGCACTTGCATCGTACTTTAAAACAGACGAAGGCATGGAAGTACTGAACACAATTGAAAAACGATTATAAAACAACAGTGGGGGTTACTAAGGTAGCCTCCACTTTAATCAAATAAGAATATGAGCGTAAGCGTAGACACTGTTTATCAACGGGTATTAAGCATACTCAATAAAGAACAACGAGGATATGTTACGCCTCAAGAGTTCAACCTATTTGCCAATCAAGCGCAAATGGATTTGTTTGAACAATATTTTTACGACATCAACCAGTTCGGTCGTATGCATGGTAATGACACGGAGTTCTCCGACATGCTCAATATCCTAAACGAAAAAATAAACATCTTTGAAGTTACGGCTGCAATGACTTATGCAAATAATCATTGGTCAGCCCCAAATGATTTATACCGTATTGGTACATTGATATATGACAACAAAGAAGTAGAGCGTATCAATAAGAATGAATTCTTGTACATTAACGCATCTCCTCTTACTAAGCCGTCTAACATTCGTCCAGTGTTTGTAGCAAGCTCAAGCGGCTATAAAGTATACGGTGACTCTGAATTAATTACAGGTGTAACGTGTAACTATATTAAAAGACCCGCTACAGTAGTGTGGGGCTACAATACAGTTTTAGGTGAAGCGCAATACAACGCTTCTAACTCAACAAACTTTGAGCTGCATCCATCAGAAGAAACTGAATTGGTAATGAAAATATTAGAGCTTGCGGGTATATCTACAAGAGAACTTCAGGTGTACCAAATTGCAGCACAAGAAGAAATGCGCAACACTCAACAAGAAAAATCTTAATAAATGGGGCTAATAAATCAAACTAACGAGCTGTACTATGAAGGTGCCGATGGCATTTGGAATAGTGGCGATGAAAATTATGGTGACTACCAATTCACTAGCCTTGATAATATTATAGGTAACTTTATGATTGCTTATGTTGGTGAAGATAAAATTATCAGCAAGATTAAGCGAACTGATGTAATGTTCCATGCTAAGCGTGCAATTCAAGAGTTTAGCTTCGATACATTGCCATCAGAAAAAGCACAAGAGATTGAGGTAGGACCTGCGTTGCAGATGATACTACCACAGGATTATGTTAACTACGTTAAGTTTTCTTACACCGACAATAAAGGTGTTGAAAGAATACTTTACCCTACTCGCAATACAAGCAACCCTACGGCTATTACACAGGATGCAAACTACGAATACACGTTTGACAACACCGGCGAGATTATAGAAGCTGATGAATCAACCACGTGGGAGCGTTTTAAAGCTAGTGGTCGAGGCCAATTAGCAAACAACTCGGATAACCCAGGAGATTTAACAGACAGCGAATTATTCAACCTATACAGGTTTGGTAGACGCTATGGTCTTAGCCCTGAAGAAGCACAATCTAACGGTGTGTTCTACATCGACAAATTAAAAGGCATAGTGCACTTTAGCTCTCACTTAGCGGATCAGATTGTAACGCTTAAGTACATCAGCGACGGTTTAGGTACAGATGCAGAAATGCAAGTACACAAGTTTGCTGAAGAGGCTATATACAAATACATAGCTCATGCTGTTCTAGCGACAAGAGCTAACACTCCAGAATATCAAATTGCTCGCTTTAAGAAAGAGATGTCTGCGGCGAAGCGCAACGCTAAGCTACGCATGTCTAATCTTAAGATAGCAGAGCTAGCACAAGTAATGAGAAACCAATCCAAGTGGATTAAACACTAATATATGGCTAAGCTACAGCATACATTTGTCCAAGGGAAAATGAATAAAGACCTTGACGAAAGGTTAGTCCCTAATGGCCAATACCGCGATGCAAAGAATATTCAGGTAAGCACATCTGAAGGTTCTGATGTTGGCGCTGTTGAGAACATACTTGGTAACACAATACAAAATTTAGGTACTGAGGTTCAGTCTTGGGCTGCGGGATTTGGGCTAAGTAACACCACCTGTATAGGTGCGATTCGCGATAGCCAAAATGAAAAGATATACTGGTTCATTACTAGTGACACTGTGGATGCTATACTCGAGTACGACCAAGCGACCTCTGTTGTAGCGCCTGTATTGGTTGATACGAACAACGTGCTAAATTTCAGTACTAGTAATCTTATTACTGGTGTTAATATATTAGGTGGCATGTTGTTTTGGACAGATGACAATTCTGAACCAAAGAAAATAGAAATAGCTAGGTTTAAAGCCGGCTCGCTGCAAGGGCAAGGTGAGGATACTCTGGTTGCGCATACCCAGGTGTACGGCAGACCGTTTGTTGAATCTGATACAACTGTAATACTTAAGTCGCCACGTCAAGCAACTTCAATTTTAGCTGAAGCATCTCTAGTGGGAGGCAATGGCACCGGCATTAAGCCTGTAACTACTTTTCCTGTTAATTTTAACACTGGGGTAGGAGCATTTTATCCACTACCAGTTGGAGATACTGTTTCTATAACGTGGGCTCCATTTGTGGCGCCTAACACAAACTTTAACGGTAAAAACGTAAGGCTCACAACTAAGGTAGTAAATTCTGATAATACAGTAGATGAATTTGAGGTTGTAGGGACATTGTCGAACCTAACCGCGCCTGAAGTTCCCGGACAATATACAGCTGGCGATTTAACTATAGTTAGCATATCCTCAGATGTGCCTAATTTAGAGCTTGCTTGGAAAATGCTTTTAATCGAGGAAGCGCCTATTTTTCAAAATGATTTCCCTAGATTTTCTTATAGATGGAAATACGTTGATGGCGAATATTCAACTTATGCGCCATTTTCCGAAGCGGCATTTATACCTAATGAGTTTGACTATGATACTGTAGAAGCTCATAACTTAGGTATGGACAATTTCACCCGCAAAATAACATTGAGTAACTTTGAAACCCCGCCTAGCAACGTGGTTGAGGTAGAAGTGCTGTATAAAGGCGTGGCATCCAACAATGTATATAAGCTGGAAGCATTTAAGGTTGCGGACGGAGCGCTTACTTCGTTCGTTATCACAACGGAACTGCTTGGTAGTGTTATAGAAAGCGTACAGCTATTAAGACCGTGGGATAACGTACCTCGCAAAGCCAAAGCTCAAGAGATTATTGGAAACAGAATAGTTTACGGAAACTATTTACAAAACTACACTATAAACAATTCTATAGCTCTTGTTGGCGGGCAAACAAACGTTTTGCACGCTGCTAACCTTTTAGGCGAAGAATCTGTTAAATCTAACAGAACATACCAAATTGGAGTAACATTTATAGATGAATTTAATAGAGAGTCACCCGTTTTTACTAATAAAACAGCGGCGCAGAATGTATTCCCAACAAAATCTGCAAATAAAAACGCTCTGACAGCTAGCGTCTCCTCAGCTGCACCAGCTTGGGCTTCTCACTATAAGTACTACGTAAAAGACCCTGCTCCCGAATATTATAACATAGTTCTTGATAGATTTTACGATGCTCAGGACGGTAACGTTTGGCTAAGCTTTCCGTCTAGCGAGCGCAACAAAATCAGCGAAGACGATTACTTGTTCTTAAAAAAGCAGCATGGCACAGAAAATCCCGTAACTAGCGATAATAAATATAAAGTACTAGAAATAAGCAATGAAGCACCGCAATTTATAAGCTCACTGCCTACAGCCGCAGCGTCAGCGGAAGTGTTTATAGAACCTGGCAGCTTTGTCCTTGGTAACACAAGTATAAACATTCACGCGCATCTAGAGGCTAAAATACCTGAATTTCATAAAGAATTTAACAGTGCTGATAGCATTCAGTTTTTTACAGCAAATCAAATATCTAAAAGATACGAAATAATAAAAGGCGGACCTACCGGTGAAATAGATGCACACGGTAACCCGTCGCATGCGGTTTTCGAGGCTACGCTTGCTGAGGGGATATCGGATGCGGATAGCTGGCTTGTACTCCCTGTTGGCACTTCAGAAACGGCCATTAGAGCAACATTATACAAAAATGTTAACGAAGGGTTACCTGAGTTTCAAGGCAGGTTTTTTGCTAAAATACCAAGAAATTCAGCTTTTATAACAAACGTAGAATTGCCTTCGCAGAATAGCGCTAATTTTAGAGTGTCTGTGCAGACGGCAAACAACGATCTTTATGAAGACATGCCTGCTGGCCTAAACGCTACTAAAGATTATTTAGCTTTTGGTGATACTAATGCTAGCCCAGCGGTGCCCGTAAACACTCCAACCACTGGGTTTTCTGATTTTACACTTGTTTCGTCAGCATCTCCAACAGGTACAACTCTAACAACATCAACCTTTAATGCAGTCGAAATCGGTGCTAAAATTAGGTTTAAAAGAGACGGTAATAACGGGCAGGTATACACTGTGGCTAATGTTAGTAGTTCATCGTATACCAGGATAATAGGCTCTAAGACATTTGGTTTTAACGTTAAACAAGTAACGCTTGACCGCAATTATACTGATACTTTTGGGGACACACCAAAAAGACTACAGATATTAGACCTACAGGGGACTGGAACTTTTGTAACTAGAGACCCGGGTATTTTCGAAACTGAGCCGCTTGACCTAGCTGATCTAGATATTTACTACGAAGCCAGCAACGCACTTCCTATAGCCAACCTAAGCAGCACAGTGGCTTTAGACTGGTGGAACTGCTATTCATTTGGCAACGGTGTTGAGTCAGATAGAATTAGAGATGATTTTAACGCGCCTAGAATAGGCAAAGGAGTTAGAGTATCTTCTACACTAGAAACCCCGTATGAGGAGGAGCGCAGAGGTGCTGGAATGATATTTAGCGGGATATTTAATTCACGCAGCGGTGTAAACAACACTAATCAGTTTCTTATAGCTGAAGACATTACTCAGGACTTAAATCCGGTATATGGAAGTATCCAAAAGCTGCATGCTCGCGACACAGATTTAATTGCACTATGCGAAGACAAGTGCTTTAGAATACTAGCCGACAAAGACGCACTATTTAACGCGGATGGTAGTACAAACGTTACATCGAATAAAAACGTACTCGGTCAACCAGTGCCCTACGTAGGTGAGTTTGGTATATCTAAAAATCCTGAGTCTTTTGCAATGTACGGGTTTAGAGCGTACTTCACTGACAAGGCTAGAGGAGCGGTTATCAGATTGTCTAGAGACGGCATCACTGAGATATCTAGCAAAGGTATGACTGATTACTTTGAAGATAAGTTAAAGTCAGCTACAGGTGCTCTAATTGGCTCGTATGACGAGCAGGCTGGCTCATATAATATAAAAATCGGCAACGAACAAACATCGTTTAAAGAAGGTGTTGATGGCTGGTCGACTAGATTGTCGTACGCTCCTGAGTTTGCAATTTCACTTAATAACGACTACTATAGTTTTAAAGATGGCGAAATCTGGGAGCACACGAACAACACAAGAGCAAACTTCTTTGGCGTGCAGGAAAACACAACTGTCACAACTATATTCAATGATGCCCCCACAAGCGTTAAAAACTTTAAGACTTTGTCGTACGAAGGAGACGCTGGCTGGACCGCTTCAATCACGACAAATAAACAAAGTGGATCGGTAAGTAACTGGAAAGAGCGTGAAGGCATTTACTTTAACTATATAAAAGGAGAGGCTACCTTGCTAAGTAACATTGACACCAGCGAGTTTTCTGTTCAGGGAATTGGAGATGTTGATTATGCGGTTGATGGTGTTGACTACTACGACCTGTCTTTTATAAATGCTATTAATACTTCTTTACAGGTTGGCGATGTAATATACTTTGTAGATGTTTCCGCAGGTAATGCTTTAAAGCTGCTCGGCGACGTGCTTAGTATAACAGGTTTAACCGTACGTGCTGAATGGGATGGTACAGCAGCTAATGAACCTGAAGATGGTGATTTTATATTATTTGCTAAAAACGGTAACGTAAATACATCTGGGTTGATTGGCTACTATGCAGAAGCAGAGTTTACCTCAGCTGGCGGAACTAAAAAAGAACTGTTCGCGGTTAACTCTGAAATATTTATCAGCAGCGAATAATACGTAATAATAACTTATAAACTAATTAAATATGTTCGGGGATATTTTAAGTGGTGCTGTTAATTTCGGCACTTCATATATCGGCGGTAAAAAAAGACTAGCTAGAAGAGAAGAAGCCCAAACAGGGTATGATGCATCTATGGCTGATTACTTTTCTCAGGATACTTCTAACTTGTACTCTAACTTAGAGAACACAATGGAAGACTTAACCGTTAATACACAAGCGGCAGAGTTTGCAGCGCAGCAACAAGCGCAGGGATTATCTAATATAATGGGATCTATGAATCAAGCCGCAGGCGGTAGTGGTATCGCTGCGTTAGCACAATCATTAGCTAATCAGCAAGCGCAATCAGCAACTGCAGCATCTGCAAGTATAGGGCAGCAAGAATCAATGAATCAAAGATTGGCTGCTCAACAAGGAGGTAGATTACAAGAATTAGAAAGAGCTGGTGCTGGACAGTCTAGAGCATTAAAAGCACAGCTACTTGGTGAAGAATTTCAAATTAACGCTAACGAGTTAGCATCGAGCGAAGAAGCCATACAAGCAGCAAGAGCAGCTAGAACCGAAGCCTTAGGGCAATTTGCTGGCGGAGTTGGAAATGCATTAACAGGCGGTTTGGGCAACCAAATTTTAAGTAAACTTTCAGGCGGTCAAAAAACTGTTGATTTACGTGCAAAACCAGCTATATCCGCACCTACAGGCGCAACAAGATTGAATCCAATCTTTGATCAATTTGGAAACATAATAGAATAATGGCTAAGCAACAAGGATTAGGAGTAGTAGCCGCGGCACGTAGAGTGTCAGATACACAAGGTAGATTTCAAGATGTAGGTGGTCAATTTATGACTGGCTATAACAAATCTTTAGAAGCTAAAAAAGCGCGCGAAGCTAAGGCTAAGGAAGGCATAGCTAGAGCTAATACATTAATGGACGGGTTTAAAGATGATATTGACTACATGTCTTTTACCCCCGAAGAAGGTAAGCTAGTTAAAGACAAAGTGGTAACGTGGAGAAATGCATATGCTGATTTAGCAAGTAAAGCCTCTAAAATAGAAGATAAGACAAGTTCGGAATATCAAAGTTTGATGGACGAAATGACCGGATTTAAAAACCGTTTAGTTTCTTTAAAAAATAATATTGACGGAAGGCAGCAGTTAAAAGCTGACTTTAAAACAGATCTTAACGATTATTCCACAGCAGGTTTTAACGATGAAGCAATAGCTAAAGCTACTGTTATGGCAGCGATGCCATTTTCCGGTGTAAATGATAGAGGTGAACTTATGTGGTCTGATGAAGGACTTGGTGAGTTTTCGTCTACTGGTTTTAAAATGCCGGCATCTAATAAGCCTGCGAAACAAGCTGCAGCAAATATATTTAACGAAGTAGAGCGTCAATCTAAAGCGCGTGGCCCTTTAACGCCAGCCCTTAAAGAGTCGTTAAGAAATAAGTTAGATAACAGCATTGGGAGTAAAGAAAATCTTTTAAGTTTTATAGCAGACAATCAATTTGAAATTTTTAAGTTTGACGACTTAGACCCAGAATCTGATATTAACGAGCTTCGTGAAACTGTATTAGATAGACTAATGAATGGTTTAGAAAGTACAAGAGGCAGCGCGCTAGCTAAACCAGTAAGCGCTATAGGTAATAGCAAGGATACCAGAACATCTTCCCAAAAAGATTACGACTCAGCCGTCCAGAGAATACAAAATGGCTTTAACGCAAGAGTGCCTATAGTTATACAAAAGCAAAATATAAGAGTGTCACCATCAGGTAAAGACTCTTGGATTGTAGAAGAATGGGATCCAGCTGAAAAAATATGGGTTGAAAGCGCTCAGCGCGAAAGAAAAACATTAGACGGATTAATAGGATTACTACCAGTAATTTAAATATAATAGCATGCCAAAGTACTTTGATAAAAGCGGCAACGAAATAGCTTTAGACTCTTTGCAAATTGGAGCAGAAGCTTCTGATATGGAGTTGCTTGAATACATGAATGAATTTGGTTTTACCTCTGATGAGGGAAAGACAACGGTTCCGGGGGGTACGACTCCGCCAACGGAACCAGAAAAGAAGACGGCCGCTGGGGATTCCAGTTTGGCCGATACTTCTTTGGAGTCACCAGAACTTACACCAGTAGATAAAGCTTTATCTAGGTTAAGTGAAATAAGCATATCTGAAGAGTTTCAGTCGTTAATTGACAATATAGATGTACCTGAACAGGTACCTATGATGCAAGAGCTGCCGTCAGGCATTATGGCTCCTACAGGGGAATTTTTTGAGCGCTATGCTTATGATGGTTATATTAAAGAAGCCGAAGCAAAACTAGGCAAAGAGGCCACGCCGGATAAAATTAAAGAGCAAGCAAAGGCAATGTATCTTAATGCTGCTAAGTCTGATTTAATAAATGCTAAGGCCGAAGAGGTTCTTGAGGACTTTGATAATGAAATATATACTCCGCTTGGCAGACTAAACAAATACCGTACACAACTATTATATGGTACGGATTTATCAGAAGGTGGCAGACAAAGAAAGCTTTTAGAAAAAGAAGTTGAAGCTTCAAAAACTAGAGCGTTTACCGAAATTGACAGATTAAGCAATGACAAAGCCGCACAAGAAACTTATTTAGAAACCGCGGCAGCTGAGCTGAATACTATAGGTGCTAAATATAAAAAAGACCCATCTTCGGTTACGCCGGAAGAAATCTCTAAGTATAAAAACCTAGAGCAATCATATAATAACGTTTACGAAACGTATAAACAAACAAATGAAGAGATAGCAAATACAGTAGAAACGGCAGGAACATTAGAAGAACTTGTTGATTTAACTGGCAGATCATACGACAACTTAGATGTAATAGGCGGTCGTGTAGCTTCAGCTTCTTTAAACTTTGCGGGCAACTTTTTAAACTTCGCTAAAGAATTATCTCCCGAGATGATACAAGCGAGAATTACAGGTGAAGAAACAAATGGTTATGTACCTATGTATGCCCCAAGTGTTATGGGTAATATAGGGATGCTTTCTGTTGCTAGCGACAAGCTTGTTAAGCAGGCAGAAGAAATAACAGGTAAAATTGAAAAACGTCAAGAGCTTACCAAAGTAAAATCAGTTGAAGACTTTTTAGAATTTGGTCTTGATTTATTTTCTGAGCAAGCAGTTAATACAGCTTTAACAGCGAGTGTGCCTGTGGCAGGTTTAGGGTTAGTAGCAGCAAGTGCTTCAGGCGAAAAGTTCCGTACGATGGACATTGAAATGGAAGATGGCGAAAAGTATTCTCCATTCCAATTCTATACAGCTGGTATATTATACGGAGCAGGTGAATACATTACAGAAAGAGTAGCTTTAGACCAATTCTTAGGTGCGAAAAAAGCATTGAAAAAATCTTTTAGTCTTTCAAAAACACCTATTACTCAATCCCCAACTACTACAATTAAAGCAATTCAAACTTGGGGCACGGGATTAAATCGTGAAGGTGCAGCTGAGCTTGGGTCTCAAATTATTGGTAATGCTGCAGATAAATACGTTTTAGATAAAGGCGTATCGTTATGGGACGGCGTTGGTGAAGCTTATTTTTCTGGTGCTGTTATGTCTGGTTTAGGCTTTGGTGCTCCTGGTTTAATTAGTGGCGTTTATTCTGCTGCAACAACAGGAAATGAAGCAGCAGCGGCGGGTAAAAGAAGTGCAAGAGTTATTGAAATAACAAATAGAATTAATGACCTGCAAGCAAATTCTGATTTATCAGATGTAAATACTCAAGAAGCGGTTAACTTATTACAAGAGGAAGCTGATGGCTTAATAAAAGAAAATTTAAAGTCAATGAAAGCGGCAGAGGCTCGCATTGATGAGCTTTCGCGTTCTGACAAACGTATATTATTAAATATTGATAGCCAAATTTGGAGAGCTAAGGGTGCTGTTGACAAAATAAATAGTAATGAAAATCTTACTGACGCTGAAAAGAAAAGCTTAATAGTAAAGCATGCTGAAACTATATCGAAATTAGAATTTCGCAAAGACGATGTCTTAGCTAATAGCGAATCATCAAAAAGCATCGCTAAGGCTAAAGTGATGCAAATGAAAACTGCGGCGGAAAAAGATTTGAAGTTTACATATATAAACGGCGAAAACTTTGAGGAAGCTATTGATTTAGCTATTGAAGCTATTGATAATTCTGATATAGAAGAAAAACAAAAAGCCAGTATAAAGTCAGACATTGAAGCTTACAGAGGAGAAAAAAACAAATTTGGATTTTTAGCTGGAGCTAACCAAGGTTTCCCTATAGCTGTAACAACCGACGAAGGTGCAAAACGTAATAGATCGGTTGCCGCTCATGAAGTTGCGCATGCTACTTTATTTAAAAAGCTATTAGAAGGCAATGCGGATATAATAGGCTTAGCTGAAGATTTAAAAAGCTATATGATTAAAACATATGGTGATATAGCTAAAAATAAGTTTAATCAAATTGAAAAGGCTTACGAAGGCGATTCTAAAGCAGAAGTTGCAGAAGAATTAATGGCAGGTGTTGTAGAGTTATCTCGTAGGTTCGATTTAAAGTCTACAGCTAATAAAACATTACAAGGTAAACTGCTTGGTCGTTGGAATAAAATAACTAAGGGTGAAAGTATACCTACCGAAATTAAAACCGGTAAAGATGTTCTTGCTGCTATTGAATCATTTAATGCTTCATTTGACGCAGGTGAAATTAGCGGTTTAGCTAAAAAAATATTTAAAGGCGAAGTTAAAGGAAAGCCGGCGGTAGACGCTGCTATTAAAGAAGCTAATGCTAATATTAAACTTAGTAAAGATATTTCCGGTGCTGCAGAGCGCGCTAAGCAAGTAATGGATAAAGTGAGCTCTAATATGGACTTCTTTGACCCTAACTCGCCTCTTATAGCTAGGGTACTTCCTGGTATGATACAAGCACAATTGGCTAAGTTATCAAACAAAGGATTACAGTTTGATATGGAAGAAGCTATTAGTGATGTAATTTTGCGGGTATATTCCGCTGGTGATATCGCTAAGTTTGACGGTAGAGGTACTTTATATGGGTATGTTAACGGGAGAATAGGTTTCCGTATTAAAGACATGCTTAAAGGTAGTGAAGGCATTGTAGAAGACTTTAATAGGGAAGACGTAGAAGACCTTAAAGGAGCTGCAGCTGATGTTACTACTACAGAACAAATAGAAGAGCGTGCGGAAGCCGAAAGACCTCAATATAAGCCTCTTTTAGATAGTAAAGTAGTTGACGCTGAGGTAATAGAAACAATTAAAAATAAAATACCTAGAATTGTTGGTACATTAAAAAATCGTATCGACGCTCCCATTTCTAAAAACACAACAGTTACACCATTAGTAAACGAGCTGCGTCTTGCTTTGGGTAAACAAGTTGACATTGATTTGAAAAAAGCAATGGGCGGTAAAAAAGATGGTCAATTAAGAAAATGGTTAACTAAAAACAAAAAAGCCATTCTAGAAAACATGACCACTACTTATTTAATGACTGCTTTTCCTGCTGCTATTCAAAAGAAAGTGGATGGTGTATTTACCAGTGATTGGCAGGGTAAAAAAATAGATAGAGAAACTACGACTACAGATAAAGCAGGAAGAACATCAGGTGCGGAAATTGTACGTAGATTACCAAAAGCTTCTTTAAAAATAGATGATAAAACTTTTTTATCTTTTATTTTAGAAGAATCAGGCAATCCTATTCGCGGTAAAAAAGAATCTATTGCTAAAGCAGTCGGAGAAGAACTTGCCATAGAAATTGTTAATCAGGAAATGCAAAATCCTGAAAGCGCAATTCGCCAAGCGTTTGATGCTAATCAAGAAAGATTGCAAGTAGAATTACTTGATAATCATATTCAAAAACTTGCTCTTGATTTTGAAAGAGGTAATGTTAAATTTTCAAAAGGTTTTACCAGAGCAGAAGCTCGACGCAAAGATGTTGCATTTGCGTTTGGGCAAGCTATAAATATTCATAAACAATTAGGTGAAAACAAAAAAATTAACTTACTTGAAGACGAAGAAAATAAGGGAACTTTTAATACAGAAATAATTAACGCAATAAAAACCGCTGCGGCTGAATTAAAAAATCCTATAGATATATCTAATGTACCTTTTGAAAAAATATTTGCAACTCTTAAATATTTAGAAGACCAAGGGTTATTAGAGTTTATAGCCGAAGGACAGGTTAAAAACTCAATAAAAGAATCTAACTTACCAGTTTTCGATGAAACATTTTTTAATGAATGGAGTTCATTAGCTGGGTTAACGAAAAAAGCTGAGAGCGGTAATGCGGATGCAATAGCCGAGCTAACCCAGTATAACCAAGAAGTTAGTAACGCAGCATTACTTATAGACCCACGCGAGGTAAACGCTTTTGGTGGTGGTGCTGTATTTGGTGATAACGATATTGCAACCGCCGCGGAGTCTAGTGTTTTGCAAACTCAAACTTCTAAAATGAGTAGTGCACAGCTTAGTGCAATAGAATATTATACCGCAAAAACTGGTATTGCAAGAAGAGTAGTTCAAGCACAACAGAGCTCCGGCACCGCAACAAAAACTGCGGAGTCTGGATTAGCTTTAGATATACAAGCAGCAAATATTGCAAATAGGAAATTAGCAATATCTGTTGCTAAAACATTTATAACGGCAGTTAAAAAAGGTGATTTGACGGAGAAAAACTTTTTGAGGTTTCTCCAACATATGAATAATAAGCATGATAAAAGAGGCTTTAGAGCTTTAGGCTCATTAGAATACATTTCTAGTGGTATATCAGGTTCACCATATATGGAGCATGTATATCCTAACTCAGCTTTAATGTTTGACTTAGCTTCTTTAGCTGCTGATGAAAGCTTTGGATTAGACCAATTTGGTGAATTAGATGAAAGTAGTATTAATGCTTTAAATGAAATATTTAATAAAAATACTTTATGGGCAACTGATATAAATACTGCTGCATTAATAGATAAACTAAGCAAAACAAATAAGTCTGGTATTGAGCGCATGCGTGTTTTAGACAATACCGCACAAGAAAAAATATTTTCTACCGTAATTAAAGAAGGCACATTGCAAACTTTAAAAGACGATCTTAATAACGAAGAAAAAGTAGAAGCCTACAAGAAAAAAATAAATATAAAATGGTCTAAAGCTACTGATGCTAAAAATATTATTGCACCATCTGTTAAGTTTTCTCTTGAAAACCCTAAAGCAATATTTATGGTAGGAGGTCCTGGTTCTGGTAAGTCTAGTGTATTAAGTGGCTTAGATTTAACAGAAAAAGGTTATAGACTAATTAATCAAGACCCATATTTAGAAAAATACATTAAAGAAGCTGGGCTTGCAAGTGACGAGAAAACTTATAATAAAGAAGAACGCTCTTTGCGTGCTAAGCTAGGATGGAAAGCTAGAAAAGCAGCAGAAGAAGACTTAGCTCAAAATACTGCCGCTAAAGAAAGTATGGTGATAGACGGAACTGGTGCATCTTATAAAGCGACTACTAAAAAAATGAAAGCTTTAGAAGACGCAGGGTTTGAGATCCATGTAATTTACGTTAACACTAGCAAGCAAGTAGCCGTAGATAGAAATCGTGCCAGGGCGGAACGTTCATTAGCTGATTTTATTGTAACAAAAACGTGGGATAGCGTACAAGAAAGTTCTGCTAAATATAAAGAAGACTATAAAAATAGATTTTACGAGGTTAATACAGATAATTTAAAATATGGCGAAGCATTACCTAGCGACTTTGTTAATCTTGTAGATAAGGGTTTAGAAGCTTCTGATATTAAATTTAGCAAATCATTAAACACCGAGTTTAATGAAATGGTAGGCCGTAATAAAGGTGTTGCACCAGATAAAGTATTTTCCGATGTACAAGCTAAAATGCAAGGTGAAAAGAAGGGTAAGTACAGATTATTTGTGCCTGCATCTGCTGAAGACTTTAGAGGACTAACATCATATACTTTTGCTGGAAAAGGGAAACAAGGAGAAGCCGATCAAAAGTTTTTTGAAGATAATTTAATCACACCTTACGTAAGAGGTGTAGCTCAAATTGAAGCTGTTAAACAACAAGTACGTAGAGAATATATAGCGGTAGCAAAAGCTAATAAGCAATACTTTAAAATGCTGGGCAAAAAAATTACAAATAGTAAGTTTACTTATGACCAAGCATTAAGAGTATATATGTGGACGCAACAGGGCATTGAAGTTCCCGGTATGTCTAAAGATGATATTAGTTTTTTAATTAATGAAATCAACCAATTCCCTGGTCTTATTGAATTAGGTAATGCAATGCAACTTATATCTAGACAAGATACTTGGATGGATCCTACGCCTTACTGGTTATCGCAAACGCTTATATCAGACCTTAATAATATGACGGAAAAAGTAGGTAGAAAAAAATACCTACAAGAATTTATTGAAAATTCAGAAGCAATATTTAGTAGTGAAAATTTAAATAAAATTGAAGCTGTTTACGGTACTCGCCATAAAGAAGCTATTGAAGACGCCTTATATTCTATGACAAACGGTCGCAACAGACCTTCAGGCATGAATAAGCAAATGAACCAGTGGATGAATTGGGTAAACAATTCTACTGGGGCAATTATGTTCTTTAACGTAAGATCTGCAGTATTACAAACATTATCTGCTACTAACTTTATTAATTGGTCGGATAATAACCCTTTAAAAGCCGCTGGAGCTTTTGCAAATCAAAAGCAGTACTGGACTGACTTTTCAATGATATTTAACTCCGACAAGCTAAAACAACGTCGCTCCGGTCTACAAACAGATGTAAATACTGCTGAAATTGCGAATGAAGCAGAAGGTGCTAAAGATAAAGCTGGAGCTGTTATTGCTTATTTATTAAAGATTGGTTTTACACCAACACAAATTGCGGATAGTTTTGCAATTTCAATGGGTGGGGCGTCTTTTTATCGCAACCGTGTAAACTCATATTTAAAAGAGGGCATGGAAAAAGAAGCAGCTGAAAAACAGGCGTTTGAAGATTTTAGCAAAACTGCTGACGAAGCACAGCAATCTTCAGACCCATATTTAGTATCCCAAGAGCAACGTAGTTCATTAGGTCGTCTTATACTGGCATTCCAAAATACACCAATGCAGTACACCCGTTTAATGAAGAAAGCAATGCAAGACCTTGCTAATGGTCGTGGCGATGCTAAAACTCATATATCTAAAATTATTTATTACGGAGCTGTACAAAACTTTATATTCTCTGCACTACAAAGTGCTTTATTCGCCCTTATACCAGGCTTCGATGACGAAGACGAATCAGAAATAACAGAAGCTCAGTTAGAAAAGTTACAGCGTAAGAATGATAAAAGAAATTTGCGTATTATAAATAGTATGACAGATTCTATTCTTAAAGGTAGCGGAGTACGCGGCGCGGCATTAGCCACTGTTAAAAACACAATTACCGAGTTTTTTGCACAAAAAGAAAAAGGGTTTATGGCTGATCATGCTTATACTCTTTTGGCCGCTTTAAGTATTTCTCCACCAATAGGCTCAAAAGCAAGAAAAATATATTCAGCAATTAAAGGAGAGCAATTTAATAAAGATGTACTTAAAGCTAGAGGTTTTGATATAATGCAAGACGGCAGATTAGTATTAAGCCCTGCATATTCTATAATAGGGTCTCTTGTTTCGGGTACGGCCAATATTCCTATGGATAGAATGGTTGACCTTATCAATGGTTATTCCGAAGCATTAGACTCTAGAAATACAGTATGGCAGCGTATAGCATTAGCACTTGGTTGGAAAACTTGGGATGTTGGTGCAAAAATTGAAGAGCACGATCTTATTAAAATAGAAGCTAAAAAAGAACGGAAAGAGGCGGGCATTGAAAAAGCTAAGGAAACAAGAGGGAAATCACGAGGTACAAGAGAAGACCGTGCCGCTAGAGCTAAAAAAAGAAGAAAATAAAATGAAATTATCAAAGCACTTATCAGTAAAGGAAGTATCTAAATCAAATACAGCGTCTCGTCGCGGAATTGATAATACACCGACTGTTTCGCATTTAGTAGCATTAAAAGAAGTAGCTGAGAATATATTTGAACCACTTAGGTTACACTTTGGTGTACCTATTGGTGTTTCATCTGGCTATCGAGGCAAAGAACTTAATGAAGCTATTGGTGGGAGTAAGCGCTCGCAGCATTGTAATGGTCAAGCACTTGACCTTGATGCTGACATATATGGCAAAATAACCAATGCCGACATATTTAATCGTATTAAAAACCACTTAGACTACGATCAGCTTATTTGGGAATTTGGGACAGACGAAGAACCTGCTTGGGTTCACGTATCCTGGGTTGCTGACGGCTTGAACCGAGGCGAAACCTTAAAAGCCTATAAGGCAAATGGTAAAACAAAGTATAAGCATATTTAATATGAACGAGCACGACGTTAGATTGGTTTTATTGAACACAACGGCAATGACTATTAGCATGTCGCAAGTTGAAGTGCTTCTTAAAATGGCGTTATTATTAGTATCTATAGGGTATACGGCGCACCGCTGGTATTTATTAAGAAAAAAATAATAAATGTCACGGTTTGCTAAAGCATGTTTAGTGGTATCAGCTACAATAATGTTTGTGTTCTTTGCAGTACAAACATGCGTTGTGTTTAAATTTTGCGAACCCTCTTACTTTTTAGCCAAATTTGGCTATGCCTGTGTTATTGCATTTATGCCGCCTTTTTCTTATGTTGTTTATAGCTTTATAAACTCAACAAAAATAAAAGAAGAGAACATAAATATGCAAATGAAAGCCATTAATAGCTCTAATATAGTGGTTACTATGGATATGCATGGCATTATAAAGTCTGCAAACCAAAAATTTAATAAGCTTACTGGGTATTCTAACCCTAAAGGAATACATCACAGTAAATTAGTTCCTAAGGATTATAGCGAAAGCCTAGAATACCATAACTTTTGGCAAAAACTTAAAAGCGGTAAAACTATAAGTGGCGAGTTTGAGAGAGTGTCAAAAAACGGCGAGGAAATTTGGTTGTTTGGTCATTATACACCTGTAAAAAATAAAAAAGGCGAATACTCTAAAGTTCTTAAGATTGCAACAGATGTAACGTTACAACACGAGACTGAAGCTTTAGTGAATCAAAAAAACTCTTACCTAGAGCATGCTGCAAAGATTCTAAGACACGATATGCATAGTGGTATAAATACATATATGCCTAGAGGTTTAAGCTCTTTAAAACGCAGAATTACAGAAGAAGATATTAAAAAGTTAAAAATACAAGCCCCATTAAGAATGCTTGAAGAGGGGCTGCGCCATACACAGAAAGTTTATGCCGGTGTTAAAGAGTTTACTAACCTTGTAAAAGAAGATGCACAGCTAGACAAAGAAAAGTGCAACATTACAGAAATACTAAACGATTATTTAAAAAGCACATCATATATAAAACAAGTTCAAATAGGACTGCTTCCATCATTATTAGTTAATGAACCCTTGTTCTGTACAGCTATTGATAACCTAATACGCAA